GCGCGATGAAGGCGTTGCTAGCCTCGACCCGCTGGTTGAGGATTAGGTTCCGATACTCGGCCTCACGTGCGGGCATGCGCGCGGCCGCATTTGCCATAGAGAGGACTTCCTGCGCGTTGAGGAACGTGCCGAACGCGGGGTTGGCCAACCGGATGGTGGCCTCGTCAAAGGGGGGAAGGTCCGTCGGCGCGCTGTAAACTTTGACGACAGTGCGCGGGTCATGGCCCGCAAGCGCGTCGTCGATGAGCACAGAGAGCAGATCGGCATCGGTCGGCGCCTGGGTGCTGATGATAATCGAGAGCGGATTCTCCTGCGCACCCGTCGCCGTCTCCAACGCCTCATACAGCGGAGATCGCGGGCCACGGACTTGCCCAAGCTCATCATGCACGATGAAGCTCGGCGAGAGTCCATATGCGGTTGAGGCGTCAGCACTCAGCGCGCGATAGCGCGTGCCAAGCTCGACACAGATTAGATTCTTTGCCGTCTCCTGGATTGTCACAATCCGCGCCAGCGCGGGGTTAAGCCGCACCATCTTGGCTGCGAGGTTGAAGATGATAGCAGCCTGATCACGGGACTGCGCCGCGGAGAACAGCTGGGAGTTAGGCTTGTTCTGCGCCGGCGGACCGCACAAATGCGCCAACAACAAGCAGGCAGACAAAGTTGTTTTACTATTCTTTCGCCCAACGCTGAGGATCGCGCGGCGGGTGCCGTGCGGATTGTCGTAAATCAGGCGGATGAAGTCCTTCTGCCATCGCTGCAATACAAGCGGCTGGCCGACAAGCTTGCCCTCGGGGACGAGACAGACCTGTTGAATGAACGCGATGATGTCGGCGCCGGTGACCTTGTCACTGCTCGGTTTCTGTTTGCGCTTGGCCACGACCCCGGATCTCCCACGGCCGCCATCCTGGAGCCTGCTCTACCTTTGAGCCAGCTGCCCGAGACCGCAACTGTGAGCGAGGTGTAGCACGCAACTGGGTGAGGAGGTAAGCGACGTTCTTGGCCAGCACACCATGCTGAGCAGCAAGCGTGCCGGCCTCCTCTCCGCCGTCTTGATCCTGGGCCCGCAACTGACGCAGCCGCGCCTCTTGTCGCTCCGAGACCGCGGCCTGGGCGACCAGACGGCGGAGAACGAGCTGGCCGGCAGAGTCGAGCCAGTGGCCGGGCAACGCATCGACGACTTCACGCCATATGCGCTGCTCGATGGAATCCAAGTCCGCCGGTGGCTCCGGACGGCCCCTCCCAGGGACGCGGGGGACGACAGCGAGCGAGGCTGCGGACTTGCGGGGCATGGGCGGAATTCCCCTTCACGCTGGAAGTTAGCACGGGACCCGAAAATTGACCACGTTAGCGGTGGCGGCCGGCGGGCGCGCCGCGACCGGTTGGGGTCCTGTTTTTTTGACCTCCCCCCGCCCGCAAGCAGCGGCTTTTGCTGCCGTGTGGAAAGCTCAAGGACCGGCTTAGACCCTCCTGCCGATTGGGCCTGGCTTGGGGAGCAGATGTTTGCCCCAGAGCAACAAGTCCCCCAGACGGGGACAAAGCGCCTAAGAAGCAAACCGGGGGCCTGCGCCGGCACGGATGACGGCCAATAAAACCGCACGCGAGCGCGCCATTTGCGGCCCCTGCCTTACGTTCGGCGCAGGGATCAACCTCTCCAGCCCCACGATCATCCCTGGACCGGCGCTCGCGCTCCGCGTTGTGAGCGCGGCGGAGGTGGAGTGGGCTGCAGCATTCGATATGCTCCGAGGTGTTCCTCGGAAAAAAAGTGTCCTGAGTACTCGGTACACCAGTGTCGGACTACGACCCCAGGTGGTCAGTATTATTCTTCTTATTCTCTTATAATATTAATTGTAGGTGATCTCCCGTAGCCATGATGGTCTACCGAGATACAACCCTTTAATCGCCTCTCAACAATGTGCAGTGCTGCACTCTTAGCCTTTCGATCCATGTGGACGATCTCATTGGTTAGCTGAAACGACCCTTTACGCATGCGAGCAAAGTGAGCGATGACAATCATGAGCTGCCATGCCGCGGGGCTACGACATCCCAACATCCTATGAACCCATGCCATCGGCACCACGGCATAGCGCCCTAGCTTTTTTCGGCGCTGACGCTTGGTCTGCTTGGCCTTGATGACTACGGCCATATCCTCAGGATTGATTTGAAGCTGAGACAGGTCAGCGAGTTCATTCTCCATGTTCGAGCCTCCGCGCTTCTGCGACGGCGAACGGCCACGTCTCAAGGTCCCGCTTGTCGGTGTAGCGCTGACCGTGCGGGATAATGTTGAATGTGGATCGGAATCTCAGTGCCCGCCCGAATAGCGCTGCGGCCGCATCGACCATGATTCGCGCCAACCGATCCGCTACCGCTCGTGCTTCAGTGTCGGGGGCGACGGCGATGAACTGGTCATGCACCGGCATACAAATCTCGATACCTTCCTCGATTGCGATGCATGCGGCCAAGCGCATCAATTCGGCAGCGTTCGCCTGCGCCGCAAAATTTGCAATAGCGCGCCGATTCACCGCGACAATGCGTTGCGGCCAGCCCATGATGGTACGCATCTCACCCCGGACTAGCGCCGTATCTATGTACTGCTCACGCCACGTCCAGAACCGGTGATACACGCGATGGTGTGTTGTCAGCAATGCAAGGGCTTCGTGCACTGTTATTCCGACCTTGAGCGCAAGCGCTTCCGCCCCCATCCCATAATTGATGGCTAACACTGCCGCCTTCAGCATCTGGCGCTGAAGTTCACCGCCAGGAGATTGACGCCAACTCTCCGGGTCGGGCTCTTTGACCACCCCTGCCGCCAGACCAAACGCGTGATAGATGTCGCCTGTCTCGTATGCCCGAATCAGCTCCCGATCGCCGGATAAAATGGCGACGATGGCAATCTCCTGATTGGCCCAGTCGATGGTAATAAGGCTGTATCCCGGCGGTGCCATCAATGCGGAGCGCACCCATACCGCTGACGCGATGATGCTGTCGCGTGGTGCGTTGCGTGATGTGCCGGTTTTGAATGTGAGCATGCTACAGCGGTGGCGCCCATCGGGGCCGACCCTGATGCTGTTGGATTGCAGCACCGACATTGAACCGCGCAGTCGATGAATTTTCTGTATTTCCGGGTTCTGATGATCCTTGAAGGTACTTTCCTTCAGATCCAGTGCGCCCGAGCGTAGTCGCTGCCAAGGAATATTCCGCTCGAGTAGGAACTGTGCGAAGCGCGTGTCACCGTGTTTGCCCCAAGTCCATCGATTCTTCGCGCTGTTATTCCAGTAGAGGCTCCCGACGATGTTGCCGTTCGCGTCTAACTGAAGCGTTGGGTCGTACCTCCTGATCGTTGCTTCGGCGAGACCCTTGCGCTGCTTGTTGATTACGGTCCAATTTTCGACGTCAATCGGCAAGCCCGCCCACTGAATGCGCGCGGTTGTGGGGCCGCTGTAGCGAAAGCGATACTGTGCTCGGGCGACGTCCATCGGCTGGAGTCGACGCCTCACCGCACCATCGATAAACCTTTGAACCCTCCCGCCCAGCATGGCCACAAACAGTTTGGCCAACGCATCAACGTCATCAGCGCAATAATTGGTAATGATCTCGCGTGACCACTTAGCACGCCAGCGCGCATTACCGATGTCTTCTGATATCTCGGCCTTGATTGCTGAGGAAGCGTGCGTGAACCCGTATGCCGCGAGCGCGTGTTCGAATTTAGCTGGTGGTGATGGCGCAGTCTGCCCATTCGGCAGCTTCGGTCGCGTCTCGTTTATCAGCGCGCGATATTCTACCAGGCAGTCAATACCTCGAGCGGGCATCGGCCAGCCGAGTGCCAGAAAGCATCCCATCTCGGCCGCCGCGTTATAGCTAACGAACAGTGTATCTTCGCTGATATCGAACGGCGGGAGTGCGCCGAATTCTCCCTCCCACACCCGCCACTCACGCCTGGCCCCCAGCAGCTCACGGCCACCCATGCAAATGGGATTTGGGCGGCTACCGTCTGCGGCCTCAAACTCGAAGTCGCAGACGATGATCTGGGTGAAGTAGCTCATTCCCGTCCGAACAGATATGCCGCCAGCGGGTGTTGATCGTTCGCGATGACATGAGTGCTCGGCGGGAACGCCTTGGCCAAGATGTCCGCGAACGTCCACGGCATCTGCGCCCAATCAATGGCCGGCAACTTCTCCGGATTCTCCGGAAGCTCTTCTTCATACTGCCGACCCCCATTGATCATCCGCAGCCAGTGCGTCTTGGCGTGCTGCACGATCAAACGATGCGTCTGAAAGTGCGGATTAAGCTTGCTGGTTTTGTCGTAGGCGGTCGCTGGGACCGGCCAAAGATGTACCGGCCAATGTCCCTGCTCAAAGCCTTCGCGCGTAATTGCGACGTGAAGGTCGATCGCTTCTAGCCACTTGGCGAGTGGCTTTACCATCGCTCTCATCACAAGGTGAGATTCACCGCCCTCACGCGGATCACGTACAAGCCCAACACCCGTGAGTTCGAATGTCGGGTGCACACGCACAAATGAGCCGGCCTTCTGGCCGCCACCTTGTGCTTTTATCAGTGGTACTCGATTGAGGGT